TAAACTGTCCTGGCGGATAGACAGACCATATTGAGAATGGTTCCCATTAAGCGGTGATGATGCACCCGACACGCCGTGTGTATTTGACATGTGCGGTGTGGTGTGGTATGCGGAAGTGCGCGCGGTGAAGCGGTGTGGTTTGGGCGTGTCATGTTGCGTGATGTGGTATATTGAAGAGTGATAGTATAAACACTATTGAAAATAGGAGCGATAAAATGAGTTTCATGAATATTGAAGCATTGTCTAATTCGATTGATTTTAACGTGAATAGTATTTACGATGTGCTTGTGTATTTTGTTGATATTGCATCCGATTGTTTAATCGAAACTCGGTTTGTTGATTGCATTGATGCATACGGGCTTAGGGATGTGCTTGACGATGGCGTGTTTTACGTTCCGGGTATGGTATGTTTGGGATATCGTATCAATCGATGATTACGAAAGGGTTTTTTGTAATGATTAAGAACGATAAGAAAATTGCCACGTTTCATTCTTCGTTTAAAGATGGCGATATTGAACTGTGGTATTGTTCATGTTTATTTCGTAACGTGTATGAATTGCGGTATAATATTAGTTTTTATACGCCGGATGGATTAAAGGACGCAGTGTCTTTATGTACATATAATACGAATGATTGTGCACAGATGCTAAGTGCTGCCATTGCATTGGCTAATACGCCTTTGTTAGAGAGGGATTGACCGTGTTTTGCAAACGTAATGCTTGCGATTTTATTAAAGCGCACAGGTGCCGTGGTAAGCGTCGTATTAAGCCGGTTGACATGAGTGCGAAGTGGTTTAAATGTGATTCGTACGTGTCCGATTATGTGTTTGCGCATTGTCGTGATATGATTGATTTGATGCGGCGGGGAGTGTGGGAGGTGTAAGGTGATGGCCTATTAGCTCAGTGGTTAGAGCGGCATCCTTATAAGATGTGCGTGCCGGGTTCAATTCTCGGATAGGCCACGCGATTTGTGATATATTGGGTCATGGCATGTCGTTCGATGTGTCATGACCTTTTTTCATTGTGAGGTGTTTGATGGATATTAATTCGCTTGTAACCGTTATTGGAAGCGTGGGTTTTCCGATTGTCGCGTGCTGTGGTATGGCGTGGTTTATCGCCACGACGTTCAGAGATTTTAATGATTTGATGACTAAGAATAATGTGCTGACCGAAGAACTTATTGCATTGCTCAAGGATAATAAGGGGGATGATGGTGATACGAATGTGGCGTAGCGTGTTGGCATGCGTATGCGCGTTGTCGTTGCTTTTTGTGCCATCTGCAAGCGCGGATATGCGGGGTGTGGATGTGAGCAATTGGCAGTGTGACATCGACACGGCAGCGGTTGACGCTGATTTTATTGTGGCGGGTGCTACATGGGGTATCGGCGGTTTTAACAATACATGTTTGACCAATGGCGTGAATCAGGCCGCGAACTATCAGCTCGGGCGTGCTACGAATAGTGGCAAGAGTGTCGGCGTGTATCATTACGCGATGGGGCATGATGCGAACGCGGAAGCTGATTTTTTCGTTGACAACGTGCGCGGATATGTCGGTAGCGCGGTGCTTGTTTTGGACTGGGAATCTCAGGATAATCCGCAGTTTGGTAATGCCGCGTGGATTGAAACGTGGGTTCGTCATGTGCATGACCGTACTCGGGTGTGGCCGATTGTGTATGTTCAGGCTTCCGCGCTGGGGCAGCTTACTTCGTTTGTGCGGGAGCATTGCGGCGTGTGGGTTGCACAGTATGCGTCAATGGACGTGACCGGTTATCAGGCTGTGCCGTGGCTGTATGGTGCGTATGGTGAAGCCATGCGTCAGTATACATCGAACGGGTATGTGTCGGGTTATGCCGGACGTTTGGACTTGAATTATTTTCGGGGCGAACGTTGGCAGTGGGATGCATATGCGCATGGCGACGGTGCGAATGTATCCGCGCCGGAAACGAACGCCGGTGACAATGTGTCGCAGTCTGCTTGTGTGGTTGTCGCGTCGGGTGACACGTTGTCGGGCATTGCCGAGCGCACGGGCTTGTTGCCGTGGCAGTCGTGGCGCGGGTACGTGTCGGGTGATCCGGGTGTGATTTATCCGGGTGAAACCGTGTGCTATGGCGGCAATGTGGTTGCGCAGCCGGACGCGGTGCGTACGTATACGGTTGTGTCCGGGGATAGTCTGTGGTCAGTGTTCGGCGGTGATTGGGCGCGGGTTGCCGGGCTTAATGGCTTGTCTAATCCGAGTTTGATTTATCCGGGTCAGATTTTGCGTTATTGAGAATCAATATCAATAATCGGCGTGTCGCTTTTTTGCGCACGCCGATTTTTGTGCTATAAATATTTATGTCGCCAAAATGGTTGACAGAAAAATAGATACAAAGGATAGCAAATATGCGAAAGATTCGTAAGGTAATCGCTGACAGCACCATAAGCTATTATGACAGGGACGGCGTGGCACAGACGTTCCACACCACAGGAAACGTCCGCAACGTTGAAATGGCTGTTAAAGTGCTTATGGACGCCGGTATCGTTAACGTGTTGGTTGACGATATCACGGTCAATAAAACCGTGTACGTGATGAACGTTGAAACGTTCATTGAGCACGCCGAGCGCGTTGCAGATGACGTCACCGGCTCTGACGTTGATAACGACAACGACAACAACGAAATTGCATTCTGAAAGGAATTGAAATGAACGAGGAAAACGAACAGATGAACGACAACAACACCGTAAACGAGACTGCACAGAACACCGCTGCCAACTATCGTTACATTTGTACGATGGATAACAGCACGTTCGAGGGAAAACGCGCCATCGTCAACGCACGTAATAGCGCGTTGTCGCTGAACGGACGCGGCGCGGAACCATTGACGGTTATTGGCGCTTACATCGCGCCGGGCGTCCGTTCTCAGACCGGTCAGAAATGCGCGAACGTCTATCTTTTCGGAAAGGACGGTAAGACGTATTTCAGTCAGTCACAGGGAATCTACCGTAGCGTGTTGGATATTTACGATATGTTCCCTGATTTCAACACGCCGGACGGTATCACCGTTGCAGTCAAGCAGGCCCCGCTGAGCGGTGGACGTTCCACGAAATCGCTTGAAATCAAGTAGTTCGGAATGAAACAAAAGTGCCATACATGTTATGGCACTTTTTTTTATAAGGTGGTGAACATGCCTAGAGCGCATAAACAAGCGGACTTATTGACCGCTAAACGTAAGCGGGTACGTCGCGCGATAAACAGTCTGAAAAAAAGCATTACCGATACCATGCCCGAAAGTGAAGCGAACGCACGGCGCGCTTACATCCAGCGACTTGAAACGCAGCTGAAACACACGTATGTTGGCCGTGTCCGTAATAGCGGCATGCGGAATGAACTGTATCAGCGTGCGAACGAAACCGCCGATAAACTCGTGCAACAGGTCGGCGAGGTGCGTGGCGGTAAAGGGCGTGCGAGGGAGCGTGCGCGTTCGTTCAACATTTTTCGCGAGGAAATGCGCATGGCGTCTAGGGGGATGCCGAGCGCGTTGGGTGACCTTGGCCGTGAAAAAGTCAAGGTGTTTTGGCGATACACACAAAACATATGGCAGAAATCGAACGTTCCGCCGAACAAACGATTAGAAACCATTATGCAAGCATATGATGCCGATTCGCTCAGCGAGCTTTTTGATACTATTATGCAACGAAACGAAAAGGTGCTGGAGTACGCCAAAAACATGAAAATGCACACGGGTGAATTAGAGGATTACACGGACGTTGACGGCGGAAGCCCGATATGGCTATTAGCGGTTTCACCCGACGTGATACGATGAAAGAACGCAAGGAATTTAAGGTAGCGGCGATATTCGACACCGAAACAACGAACATTGGTGAGGGTGCCGAAACGCGCGCGTATCCGATATTGTACATTTTCAACGATTTGCGTAATACACCGCTGGAATCGTACACGCCCGATGCGGACGATGTTCGTTTTTACCGGCACACGTCCGAAGCGCTGACATACATTGACAATCTTATCGAATACGGGCGTGCGCACGGATATGTTCCGATAATCGCGGCATATAATCTCATGTTCGACATGCAGACTCTCATGCTGGAATTGGCGCAGTCGTATGCAATTGAAGTCAACGCGCAGACGGCTACAAGCGTGTACACGCTTGATTTGCGGATAGGCGATGACGTAGTGTGCCGGTTTTGGGACACGTTCTATCTTGAAATGGGCGGCTTGCGCGCCATGGGCGAGACATGCGGATTGCCGAAAGCGGTAGGCGATTGGGATTACTCGCTTGTACGCACGCCTGAAACGCCACTAACCGAAGAGGAATTGTTTTACGCACGGCGCGACGTACAGGTTATCCCTCAATATCTTCAGTGGCTTTTACGTGCGAACCATTGGCTTACGTCGGACATGCTTGGTTGCCGCGTGCTCACCAAGACGTCGCTTGTGCGGCAGATGGCACGACGTGAGATTGGCGGACGGCGCGTCATGCTGCAAGGCGGTAAGAAAATCACATTGCAACGCGCTTTCGAGATGACATGCAATCAGGAATTCCCGAGGGATTACGAATCCTATGCGCTTCGTAAGGCATGTTTCCGGGGCGGATTGACGTTTACGAGTGCTAAAACCGCTAGTGTTGTCGTGGATAATGTCGCGTCCTTGGATGTTACGTCAATGCATCACGCTTTCATCAACGGGCGACGTTTGCCGGTGAAATTCGCGCCAACGCCTACGGATATTCTGCAAATCGCATGCGAACGCATTATTAATACGTCGCTTGAAGACGTGTTGACGCATTATGATGACCCGTTTCTTACGGGCGTACATGTAGCGGTGAGATTTACGAATCTCAGATTGCGCGAAAACACATGTTTCGACGCGTGGGGTATTGCAATATGCCCGCGTTCCAAGTTTGTCAAAACGTTGCAAGCGGACACCGATTACAGCAACAACGAACGCGCGAAAACACAGGAAAACAGTATCAGGGCGCATGGTTACGTTGATAGTGCCGTTAATCCGACGTACGCTTTCGGCAAATTATATCGCGCGGACGAATGCATATTGCATGTCAACGAAATCGAATTGTGGAACGTGGCGCAAGTGTACAATTTTGACGAAATGCATGTATTGTATGGTGAAGCCACCACTAAGTCGATTGTCCCGCCCGATTACGTGACCTTGCAATCAAACATGCTTTTCGCACGAAAAACCGATGTGAAAAATCTGATTAAACGTTATCATGAGGGTACGGCGTACGTGAATGAAATACCCGATTCCATCCCCGAGGGGATTGCGCATGATGCTAAGTCGGGTACGTTGAGCATGAAATTTTTGCAATCATACTATGGAAGCACCGTTAAAGGCCAATTTAATGGAATCTATGGCACTCAGGCGCAAGACGTCATGAAAGCAGATTACCGCGTGACGGAAACCGGCGAGCTTGAAGTAGATAAAGCCACGGTTTGCACGCCTGAAAATTTCGCGAAAAAACGTCCGAAAACGCCACGCGTGTTGTACACGTATGGTATGCGTATCGTGGCGGGCAGTCGAATGCACCTATTGATAGCCATGATGCTGATACATCGGCATTTTGGTAATCGCGCCACGGTTACGGGCGGTGATACCGATAGCCTGAAAATCAGCTGCGCCGATGACGTATCCGACACGGAATTACTGGCCGCGCTCAACCCGCTGCACACCGCGATAGAAAACGCAATCAACCGCACCATGCGGCGCGTCCGAACCACCGCACCCGATGTGGCGTCAACGCTGGAACATATCGGAAAATTCGAGGTGGAGGACTGCGGGGGCACGACTCGTTACGTCGAACATGTTGAATTGTGGAACAAGGCGCGTGTCAGTTTGGATATGGCCGGACGTGTACATGTCACTTGCGCCGGATTGCCGCGGCCCGATGGCATGTACACCATTGAGGATTTCGTGGGCGAAATTATCCGTGCCGGGCATGGTTTCGCGGAAACGATGCGGTTGGCGCTTGGATATGATGTGTTGGTTGATTATGAGATTTGCCACACGCTGCAACGCAGCCGCCCGCATGTATGGGATAGGTACGTCGGCACCGTCACTGATTATCGGGGCGCGACGTACCATGTTGACGCGCCGGAAGCGATAGCATTGTATCCGTCCGGTAGATGGCTGGGCGAATCAGACAAACAGGCGAACGGCGAGAATATATCTTACATGCTGGGCACGTATAATCGAAATGTGGAAACAACACCGCGCGAACTTATTGTGCGGGACGGCAGACCTATGATTGTGAGTATTGATGGCGAAATATTATTATGACCGGCTTAAGACGCTGATATTGCCGCGAAACGCAGACGTGAATATGATTATCGGCGCACGCGGATTAGGTAAGACATACGGCGTACGAAAATACATGATAGAGGATTATCTAAAAAACGGATACTGTTTTGTTGAAGTGACGCGCTTTCGAGAGGAAAACAACGACGTCGCGGCAAATTATTTCAGTCGTATTATACAAGATGATATTTTTCCTGACTATGAATTTCGGACAACCAATAAAATCGCCGAGATTCGTAAAAAGAAAACCGGTAAGAAAGAAAACGAATGGAAAACAATCGGATATTTTATACCTTTGTCGTTGCAACAGCAGAAAAAGAAAAGCACTTACGTTAACGTGCGCAATATTTGCATGGACGAAATCATCATTGATAACGATGACCGGTATCACACGTATCTGAAAAACGAGTTCGAACAATTGGCGAAACTTGTGGATACCGTCACGCGCGAACGTGCCGACGATACGGAACTGCGAAAACCAAGAATATTTCTGCTCGGTAACGCTTGCGACGCGTTCAACCCGTATTTTCAGCATTATGACGTGCCGTTGGAACCCGAGTTCGGGCTGCAATGGCTGGGCGGGAAAACATGTCTGTTCGACTATGTGCGGGATGACGCGTACGCCGAACAGAAAACGAAGAATACGGTGTCAGGGCGCATGTTGAAGAACAACGATGACATGACCGCAAAAAACAGGTTCAAACGGCGTGACACTGATTTCATTGAAAAACCGCATGGTCATTCGCGACTTACGTATGTTTTCCGTTGGTTGCGCCATGAATACGGCGTGTATGTTGATTTGCGCTGTGGATACGTCTTCGTATCCTTGAAATACGATGCCGGTACGCATGTTCCGTATTTCGCAATCACAAGGGATGACAACAAATTGAACTATCTTACCGCGAACATGGCGAAAGATTTGATTCGTAATCTCACGTCATATTACGCGTTAGGGTATTTGCGCTATGATATGGTGGAAACACAACACGCCGTGAGTGAAATGCTTAGAAATTTCGGTGTAAAATAAACACGGCATACGCAAGGTGTCGTAGCGAGGGCGATAAAACATTATCATTGATGACCACGGTTGACTCCGCCAATGATATGGCCGTGAGGGAAAAGCGTGCCGTCCGTCGTTGTGAATCATGTTGCAAGTATGCTATTCTTAAGTCGTGCCGGTTCGGTATTCGTTCGCCGGTACGACTTTTTTCATATATGAAAGGAAAAAATAATGGATGACGAAACTTCCGAGGAAAGGAATACCGCCGAACGTGATGACCTTACGGAAAACGAAGCGCACCGTGAGGGCGAGTTCGATGATTTGCGCGACATGCTGCGTGATGTGCTTGACAAGGTGAGCGCAATAAGCGACCGTACGGACGCAATCAGCGAACGAATCGACGGCATCTATGAGAATTTCACTGATTCTGTCGCGCAAATGGTTGAAAACGGCGCGACCGTCAAGGAAAACGACGATGACGTGGCGGAAGCAATCGAACAGGCTGCGGCAGAGGACTTGGAAAATCTCGATTACACGCTCTGAAAGGATGAATCATGGCAGTAGATAACGCGACAATTTTGGATAAGGTGCGACTTAAGGGCACGGATGATTATCAGCAGCGTATTCCGAGCGCAACGCAGACAGGCGTAGCGAACACCATGCGGTACTTGTTTGACCCGATGAATCGGCAGTATCTGAACGACTGTGTTTGGAGCATGGTCAATCGTATCGGACTTACCGTAATGGCGCAGAACGAACCGTTCGAAAACCCGTTGGCGATTTTCAAAAAGGAAAATCTGTACTGGGGTAGCACCGTGCAGGAAATCGCAGTCAAGTGGATTAAGGCGCACGGATACAAGGATGACGCGGAAGATTTGTTGAAGATGCATCGTCCCGAAGCGGCAGTATGGTTCTACGAAATGAACCGCAAAGACCAATATCCGATTTCATGGACTGACGATGAATTGCGACAGGCGTTCGTGGATGATTTCGGCTTGAACCGTTTCGTCGCGCAGATTATGGAAACGCCGCGCAACAGCGATAATTACGATGAAATGAACATCATGCTTGCGCTGATTCGCCATTACGAGCAGAATCTTGGTTTCTACAAGGTGCATCTTGACGCGGTGCCGAGCGACGAAACCACCGCTAAGACGCTGCTCAAGGCGTTGCGTGCGACCGCTGGCCGCATGCAGTTCCCCTCCACGCAGTTCAATGCGCTGAACGTTCCCGACATTCCGGCGTACGCCAACCCCCAGCAAATGGTGTTGTTGATTGAACCGGAATATCTTGCGTCGCTTGATGTTGACGCGTTGTCGGCTGTGTTCCAGCTGGACAAGGCCGACGTGCCGTATCGTATCATTCAGGTGCCGAGTCTCGGCATTGACGGCGCGGTGGCGTTGCTTGTATCGACTGATTGGTATCAGGTACGCGATACCATGTATGGAACCACACAGTTTTATAATCCGCAGACGCTTTCCAACACGCTATATCTCAACCACTGGGGCATCTATGGCGTGTCGCCGTTCACCCCGTGCGCGTTGTTCACCACCGACGCGGGCACTTCCATCAAGGTTGTGACTCAGACCGTGACCGGCTTCACGCTGGCCCCGACCACGGGAAACGTCAAGGCGGGCGACCTTATGCAGCTCACACCGAAGCTCACCGCCGCCGTCGAGCCGACGGGCACCGCCATTCAGGTTGCGCCGGATGCGGCGACGTACGAGGTTTCGGCGAATCATGCCGCAAGCGGCGATGACACGCAGGGTGCGGCGTTCGGCCTCAACGTCAACACGTTCGTGGATGATCAGGCGCGCTTGCATGTCCAGCGTGATGGCCTTGTGGCCGGTGACGTCATTACCGTGACGGGCACCGCCACGTACGTTAATCCGAACGGCGAGACCACGGAATATTCCGCGGCATGCACGTTCACCGTCGAATAGTCTGAATCATTTATGATATAAATGAGTGGTGTTTCACATGAAGCGCCACTCATTTTTTCGTATATAGGAAAGGGTGCGATATGGATTTTCCGCATCTGCAAAACGCAACAACGTTCCCCGGCACGGATACGCATGTGTACGGACAATACCGTAATGTTTTCGATTACAACGTTTGGACACCAAACACTGTAATTAAACTTTGTCATGTTAATTGGTTCGATGATTACCACGACGTCGTGAAATTCCCCGATGATACCGCAAGAAACATGTGGTTTGACAAACTGGATGGCGAAACCGTCAAGCTGACAACGAACATGTATATTGCACGCGCCGACACGGACGGCATAAAATTGCCCGTGCCCTACATGACGGCGCAACAGTATAATTACATTGTCGTTGACTTTTCGCATGACATCATCAACACGCCGTATCAAAAAACCGACGTGCAGACACGCTATCATTTTTTCATCACTTCCGTACGCGCGGAAGCACCGAACACGACAACATGCACGCTTACGCGTGACGTGTGGACGGACTATATCAACAGCACTACAATCAATGGAATGTTGCTGTCACGCGGTCACGCGCCGTTAACGGAAACGACACCGCAAGAACTGCTGAAAAACCCGCGCGCGAATTGCCGTGATTTCACGCTGCCCGATGTCGATTATGGCAATGCCGCGTCGAATATCAGAAAAAGCACGCCGGTTAATCTGCAAAACGGCACAAGATACATTTGTTTGGCCGCAACGTTTTCGCCCGGACAATTGCAAGCCATGAGCGGTATGCGCGGTGCGAACATTGCGAACAGCGACCCGACATACAGCAATAACGATGGCACGGTGACGGGTTTCTTATGGGGTGCCGGAAACATTGATACATCAAATGTCACCGGCGCGGGCACATCGTACAACACCGTTGATAATCTCACTGCAAGCAACGTGACCGTGTATGCGCTCGAATCGTCCAAAATCTCGGGCGATTATTTCGATACGCTTTTTGCGCATTATCCGCATATCATGTCGCAGATTACAGCGGTTTTCGTCGCCACCGCAAACATGATGCGGCTTGATAACGCTATCGGCGTGAACGGCGTCGAATGGCATACGGTCAGCGGCGCACGGACAAAACTATCCGATATTGATTTGACTATCGATGATTTCGCATATGCTAGTGAATACGCGCAAATAACGCGACTGTATCTTGCGCCCTACGCACACTTGGAAGTATCCGATAATATCGGCAATAAAACCCGTGTGGAAATAGCGGATTGCGGACACCTCTCGGTACAGACAATCACATCTCTCAGCTATCCGATATTGCGTCAAATCGCATGGCTTGACGGAATCGGGAGCGACGGCGATACGGCTATCAGCATTAACGCCATTACCGGGGCTAGCATTACCGCCGACGTGCCGAACGCGGACGTGCTCAAAACACTCATATCGCACGACATACCGACATACGCGCTGCAACGTCGCGCAATCGACGCGCACCGCGCCGAAGCATACAATCGAGAGGTCGCGCAAGCGCGTGAAAACGCCATTGTATCGTACGAGAACGGCGCACGTTCGGCTAACGTTGCATTGAGCAACACTAACCGAAGCAATGCGAACAGTATCACTAACACGAATCTGACGAACGCGCTTAATTCCACCGTCACGGCCAATTCCAATAATGCGTCTAACGCAATCTACAAAAACAACGTAACACAGCAAAATTTGCTACTTAGTGCATCTAACAACAAAATCGACGAAATGAATACGGCTAGCTTAGATTTGACAACGCAACTCGTAAACACGGAAATCACGGCGAGTGCGATTGGTACCGTCACTGCGGCAATAGGTGCGATAGGCACGGCGGCGACCGGCATAGCGGTGACGGCGGCAACGGGCGGCGCGGCGGCACCAATGGTGGCGGCGGGACTCGGCGCAGCCGGAAGCATAGGCTTGTCAGGCGCGAGTTTCGCCACCGGCGCATCCAAGACGTCGGCGGAAGCCGCTTACAAGCAAGCGTACAATGACGCAGCGGCGTTCGCATCGAAAAAATACAATGGTCAGGCGAACAGCGTCAGTATTGCAATGGCGGGCACGCAGAACATTCAAGCCACGACGCTTAACACCAACAACACGAACGCAAGCAATGCCACTAACAGCGGCGTTGCGGCCAACAATGCGAACACATCGAATGCGAACGCGTCGGCGTCACGCAACCAGAGCGTGGATAACGCGAAACGCGTCATGGTAAACACACGTTCCAATGTCAGCATGGCATGGCGCGACTTGCTCAACCATGCCGCGCAGCCCGTGGGAGCATATGGCGGCGACAATTTCAGACAGGCCACGGGGCTTGATACCATGACCGTGAAAATAGTCACCGAAGATAATGGCGCGATTGCGGCTGCGGGCGATTACATGCTGCGCTATGGCATCGCAAGCAGCAAACTTTACAGCCGTCCATCGTTGACGCCTTGCAAGCATTTCACGTATTGGCAGAGCGCTGATATATGGACGGTATGCCCGCTTGCGCAAAACGAGCATTTGCAGACAATCAGGGATATTTTCAGCAACGGTGTTACAATATGGACGAAACCCGAGGAAGTCGGCGGCGACTTCGTACATGACAATCTATAAGGTGGTGAAAGTATGGGACGTAAACGCACGCACAAAAGACCGTTGACCCGTGCGGAAATGGGCGAACGCGGCGCACCGATATGGCAGCAATCCGAAGCGCTCAATTCACAAGCGTATTCGATGGCGTATTCTCAAATGTTGAATATCGCGTTATCGCGTTTCAAGTGGTTGAATCTGCCGAAAACCTGTGACGCGTGGTTTCTTGAATACAATCTACTATATTTCGGTTATGCTACAATCGCGTTCCCGCATAGCAAACCGGGTGTGTTTTTCAGCACGCAAGCTGTGACTACATCGAATTTCAACGTCTATTACAAACCGAAGAAATGGGATAGTTACGGTATCAACGGTTGGCGTTTTCCGGTGAACAATTCCAATGGTGTTTTCATCTACGCCAACCGCGCGCGTACGCCACTCATTCCGACTATTGAATTTTTCGCGCATGAAATAGAAGATTTGTACATGACGCGGCGGCAGAATCGTTTCAATCAGAAAACGCCGTTCATACTGGAAGTTCCAGCCGGACAGCAGACGGCGGGCGTCAACGTCATCAAGCAAATCTCAGGCGGTGAAATGGCAATCATGGCGACACCGGGCTTCACCGATTCCATGAAAGCCAACGTGCTGAAAACCAACGTCGAATATATCGGCATGGAATTGCAGAACGACATTCAAAACACATGGAACGCGTTCTATCAGGCATTAGGCATTAAAAACCTACCGCTGAAAATGGAACGGCAAACCGCCGACGAAATAAACGATTACGGCGAACCAAGCGACTTGCGCGCATTGTCGGAACTCGCCGAACGACGTGCGGCTTGCGACATACTCAACACAAGATTCTCGAAATATCTCAAGGAACCAATACAAGTCGTGTGGAATGAGGACAATATAAGCCGAAACTACAATTACCTCAGCAACATTGAAGAACAGGAGGCCGACGATGAATCTTGACGCCGATTTCCCGCATTACGAGCCAAACGATACCAACGACGAATACCATCAAATCATGACAATAACATTAGGCGAACTATTAGTTCCCGGTGGTATCGACTGGACTTCCAACGAGTGGTCATGGCGCGAAAGCGCATACGATGACGCGCAATACATTCGTTGCTGCCGTAAAATAGAAAACCGATACTATGACCGCGAAATAGGCGTGCTACCCGCAAGCCGGTGGAAACGACATTTCCTACGATTAATAGACGAAATAATGCCCGCCCTGAAACCATTATACGCAGCGGTTGACGGCAATTCCGGCATAATGCTCTCCGATATGGACACATGGCATAAAATGCGCACGGTGTTCTCCGATTTCCCCGCAACGCAATTGGCTGAAAATCAGGATTACGCAAGCAACGCAACCGATAATCAATACGAGACAATTAACAACGGAAACTTCATGGATAAAATCGCGCATATCAAACAAGGCGATTACGTCGATATCGACGTATTGCTGCTAGACCACTTGGAGGAATGCTTCAGCCCGTTGTGGACGGTAAATCTGAACAATTACTAACGAAAGGAAAACAATGTTTCCAAACATCATAGCGTTAATGCCATTCTATGCATTATACGCGTATACGCCAGTGATACCAAAATTCTACTGGAATGCGAAAAGCCAAGAGGAAATAGTAAAATACCTCTGCTGCGAATACGACAAACTACGCCACTACGCGGACGCCCTAGCCAATAAAGAAAACGAAACCGCGCAAGCAGTAAACCAACTCACTGAAATATTCAAAAAGTTTCAGGAATCAGGCTTCAACGACTACTACTATCAACAGATATATGACTGGGTACAAAAAAACATGCCCAACATAATCAGCGAAGCTATAAAAATGGTATACTTCGGCCTGACCCTAGACGGATACTTCGTAGCATACATACCGGAATCATGGAAACAAATAGTATTCGACACCGGAATGCAATACGGCACCCCGGAATACGGTAGGCTTATACTATCATACGATGTAACGCCCGACGCTCAACCCGTCGAGCAGCCAACCACAAAATAACAAAGGAGAAAAAAACATGGCCAACAACCCCGTCCGCCAATACATCGGCGCACGATACGTACCACTATTCGCAGACCCCGCAGAATGGAACAACACTCGCACTTACGAACCCCTAACAATCGTACTCCATCAAGGCAACTCATACACCTCACGCCAATACGTGCCCGCCGGAATCGACATAACCAATAATGATTACTGGGCACTAACAGGAAACTACAACGCACAAGTAGAAGCATATCGACAAACCGCACAAAATGCGCTTAATAAAGCAACAACTAACGAAACAAACATAAACAACATAGACGCGAATCTAAACGCATTACATGCAAACACTGTATCGGACGCACAAAAATTGTACGATACAATAACAGGAAAAGCGTGGAACAATCTTGTTAGCTTAGGTGTAGACAACACCGGCAATACAGATGTAGCCCCAATAATTAACAACATTATTAGCACGTCTGATATTAACGGAATTGTATTTGCGCCCGGTGTATATAGAATTGATAGTGCAATCAACATACCATATAACACCACCACACCATATGCAATATTTATTTTTCCCGGTGCAACCATTAAAGCAAACACGCAAGATATTGACATATTTACCATAGGACAAACACAAAAAACCGGTACATGTGAGGGTTTCAGAATTTTTGGCGGCGGTACCATTGACGGTAACTGGAAAGCAAACAACGGAATACATGCCCTAACTAATACACGAAAAGCAACAATATCAAACATTACAATTAATAACTGCGTAACTAACGGAATTTATTTTGAACGAACGCAGCCAGTAGACACACAAATAAACAATATAAAAATTAACGGTGATGTATATTGGAGCGACAACACGCATATAACAGAAAACGGAATTAACATAAAGGGTACAGATTGGCTATTAACTGACCTATACGCATCATCTTGTAAAAATTTCATAATTACTAATGGCGGCGCACAAATAAGTAATATCCATTTATTTAACAGTAAAGATATAGCAGTCGGTTCAATCGGAATTAAAATAAACAGCGGTTTTAACCAACTATCAAACATTTATGTAGATACAATACAAACAGCAATTGACGCCAAAACAACGACACAACCACAATACATAACAGCATTACAACACTTTTTCTACGCTCCAATAAACGCACCTGTAGTCGGAATAGAAGCAAATTCAGCGTCACAATATTCAATTATTGGCTACGATTGGACATATAAAGAAAACAGTGCCACACTAACCACACCTTTTAGACTCACCGGCGCAAACGTCTCATCTGATTCTAGTTTTTTTGGCGGTATAAAAGATACTGGAGATTTCAATTACACTGGACACACATTTGAAACTAGAGCAGGCGGAAGCGCGATCTGCATAAGCGAACAAACAAACCTAAGCACCGCAGGAGATGGTATACTAATCGGATACATGACACCACACGAAAATATAAATAAAATAGCAACTTTTTACGGTACATTATACAGTAATGAAGCGTTCACATATCCACAACTAATAAGATTCTCGCTAACGTCAAACGGTGAATTTAAAGGCGGTGTAATTGGTGCAACGCCTATAAGTGATAAGAACATAACAATACTAAACCACTTAACATTAAATGGAACTACCCCCGTATACGTTGGAATAGGCGCAAAACAAGATGACAACAAATATCCCGTATATCTATATAGCGCACAATATGCAATAAATCTAGTGCCAAAACTATGGTTTCAACCCGCACCCGGTAACAGAAACGGAATGAGTTTTATACATGCAAAACACAAAACAAGCGACCTAACCGACGATATGATGTATAAAACGTCAAAAAACTTATAAATAAACAAATAAAGCCCCGGTGTTTGCCGGGGCTTTTTTTGTATTTATATCATTCATCATCAATCGCGACAACATATGAACAACAATCACCACCTTTAAAACTACGCTTCACGATATCAAAATCGCAATCACCATACATAATTTCAAGAACCGTAGTGAGAGCTGAATCAAACGTAACCACGCTATCGTCAATAGTGCCACAATCAGTAACAGTGGTGCTAAACACGCCGTCAACATCGACTTTATAGGAATTATCTTTTTCGATTTCGGTAACGTATGCGTTAACTTTAAACATTTTATTTTTTCCTTTCATCTAAATGAACATCTACATAATATCACATCACGCAACATGACACGCCCAAACCACACCGCTTCACCGCGCGCACTTCCGCATACCACACCACACCGCACATGTCAAATACACACGGCGTGTCGGGTGCATCATCACCGCTTAATGGGAACCATTCTCAATATGGTCTGTCTATCCGCCAGGACAGTTTA